GGCGATCCGGTTACTAGTTTTGAAGCCGCTTTGCAGCGGTATGATTTCTTTTCGCACCGTACTGTCGCGCGTGAGTATTTCTTGGCTATGATTGGCTATGTTTTTTGCGGCGCTTGGTTTTCTGCGGTAAGAGAAGTTTCAATTGTGGGCGAGCCGTCTCCAGCGCAAACGGACATGGCGCGCTTTTCTTCTGCCGTTCGCAAATTTGTAGTAAATGTTACTGACGCTAATTATGACGCAGAAGAGTTAGACAAGCTTCAATCAGAATCTTTAAAACTGGCGAACGATGTGTTGGCCGCCCAAGTTAATACGCTTGCTGTGAAATTAAAAGACGCGCTGAAAACTGTCTCAAAACTAGAGGGGGAGCTTCTTGATATGCGCAGGCAGCCGGCTGTAAAAAGAGGTTGGTTTTCTGGGTTTTTAAATTTGTTTAAACCAAGGAACGCCGATGCCTAAATATCGTATGCATAAGGACCCTGAAAGTTTTAAGAAAAAACTGGGTCCGGTAAAAAAGAATGCCGTTCGGTATCTTGGGTTAGATTTAGGCAGCAACTGCGGCGTGGCTGTTTATGACCATACGCCAGGCAGCCGGCTCTTGAAAGAAAATTTACATCTATTTCAGTGGGATTTATCGCCGCAGGGCTTAGAGTCTGGGGCGGCTCGTTACGTTCGTTTGCGCGCGTTTCTTAATGCTGCTGCGCCAGATGCTTTAGGTTATGAAGACGTAAAGTATTCGCCGCCAAAAGAGTTTTTCGGTAATAAAAAATTCGGGATCCCAATGATACTGGCTCGCGTGTCGACAGCCGCGGAAGTTTTGGGTGGCATGAAAGTGACGGCAGCTTCTTGGGCGGAAGAAAAGGGCGTAGTTTCAAATGGCTTTGCAATCGCGACAATCAAAAAGTTTGCTACTGGCAGTGGTCGCGCAAATAAAGAAGATATGATTAACGCGGCCAATAAAGTTTTAGGCTCTGCATTTGACGCAGAGAAGTACAAAGCTGCTGGAATTGATAATGTTGTAGATGCCGCGTTTGTTTTGTTATTGCTTATGCAGCAGGTTACAGCAGCGGAGTGATAACCTGTGGCGTACAAAATTTTTCAAAAGGTGGACGACGTCACGAACGCGGATTCTGTTGCGCCAAGAGCTGTAGCGGATGTTCTTCGCAACTTTAACGGCGACGTCCTTCTTTTTACGCCAGCGTTGTTAATCACTCACGGCGGGTTTGACCGCGACCCTGTAATGGAATTTGCAGCGCGTTTTCCAGCAGAAACGCAAGATGAAGCGCCTTTTTGTATAGATTTAAAAGCCTCCACGCACGAGCTATTTTTTCAAAAGCTTGGCAGCGGTAAATTGCCTGGAACAAATGAAACAGTAAATTGGGATAAGCGGCTTTATGGGATCACTGCCGCCAGAGCAGAAGAATGTTTTTCTTTTTTAAACGGAATCGCTTTTTCTGATTTGTCTCGTGGGTTTTTTGCCAGCAGTTTTTCTTACGAGTTGTCAATAGCTGATCCGACATGTGCTCTTGGCGCGAATCGTTTAGATGTAAAAATATTTGCTGTTGTGTCTAATATGTTCGTTTCTATACTTGACGCTACGGCCGGGGATCCTCCTACTGCCCGCACGGTGCCGTTAGATTCTTCCGCGGCTGCTTTAAAAGTTATGCAAGATCGAAACATACTTACAAATTTTACTGGTTTTAATCCTTGGGCTGCGGGGGAATAAATGTCTTCTGAAAATAATGAAGCCGCAACACCTGAGTGGTTCGCTGTTATTTTGCAGGCAGATGGTTCTTTTCTAACGGAAGCGTTTCTATCGGCAGAAGAATTGGCGACACGTTTAAAAGAGCTAATTAACAAGGACGTATCCGTGTCTTGTTTTCGTGGCGAGCGCGTTTTGATATCTAAACCGCCACTGCGCTACTTAATGCTAGAGGCTGGCAATATACCGCTGTTCGACGCAGAGGCCGAAGTAGAGCCAGACGATACTGGTTATCTTGGCGTAGATCCAATTCATTTAGAGCCACCCCCGGCGATAGAGCAGCCTCGCCGCGCAAGTGTAGCAAATGACGAGTTTTTCTCTGATGACGATGAAGACGCGCTAGGTATTTTTGATAGCGCGCTGCCAGATCCAGACGCCTAAATTTTTTTAAATAACGCGGCATATCTAGTGCACCTGTTTTTGTTACAGGTCTGGAGGTTAAATATGCGAGTCGTAACTTTTAATGGATGGCCAGTCAAGCGCCAGAAAAAAATAGCAGAAAACAAAATTCTGCTCCGGTTTTATGAACGACCCCCGATCACTGTAACAAGTGAAGAGTGGGAAAGAGATAGAGAAGATCGGTATTTTTCTGACAGCGTCCAGCGCAGTCAGATTGTTCGTACAAAAAACATAGAGGGAAATCATGAGCATGACCACAACAAAGACGAAAACGCAACAGAAGAGCTTCAAGCGGCCGCAGCGGCGACGTAAAATCGCACAGCCGGTGCGTCACGCAATAGCTACGCACGAGAGAAAAGTGCACAGCTTCCTTGAGCATCACGCGCACTATCTCGGTGGTGTTGTGGCTGGTTTGTTCGTTGCCGGCCGCGGCCAAGATTTTTCAAATCCTGTCAAGGAGGCGCATATCGGCCGCAGACCAGTGTTCTTAACCCTTGAGGTGCAGGAAAACGGCGGCCTAATTTTCTCGGGCGCTATTTCCCGTCCCAAAAAGGGTCGGATGCAATGGAGCCCCGTGTTTCATTATGACGCCGCCGCGAAGATGACGCCCTTTGGCGGCGTGGCGGGGGAAGTGCCGGCGAACAACCTCGCCTTATCCCGCCGTTGCATTGAGCTGCTTTTTGCGCTTAACGCTTATGGTCGGCGGGTTTCATTTAACATGGCGGAGGAACTGACGCCGGTTGTACTTCCGCAGCCGATTCGCGTTAAAGGCGACATTGTTGCCGAAGATTACACGAACTGCCTTGGGCTTGAAGTGGAAAACCCGGCGTTTGGGCTGGTCGGTGAGGACCTCGAAGTGTCGTTGCCAAATCCGGCTAATAAAATCCTCGCCCGCTTGGGCGTCGAGTTCCCGATGGGGATGCCGCACGCCGACCTTGACGACGCGGTAAAAATGCTTCAATCAGAGCTGCCGCAGTTAGGTCTCAGTTGGAGCGAAGCGGCAGAAGCGCTGCTTCTTCAGCATCCGTGGGTGAAAGCGAAAATTAATTATTCGCTCGCACTAAACACGGTGCCAGATCAGGTGGTAACCGCGATCCGGAGTCGGTTGCCGCGATTCGCCAAATATGAGGCGACATACAGCGATCTGATGCAAGCCGCCCAAGATCCGACAGACAATTTGTATCTGTCGAGACTTGCGCGCGTGCAGCTGTTTCCCGTAGAGACGGCTTTTGATTTACCGGAAGACCATTCCGGCAGTTTCCTGCGAAAGACAGAAATCGTATCCTCTCACTAGGATAGGCGGTTAAAATGCGTTACACAATAACACCGCCCACAGCGGCAGTTTTAGATTGGCTTTGTGAAAACGGCAGCCCAGCGCGTGTTGTGCCGTCGTTTTCTAACAAAACTGGTTTAGTAGTAGCGCATTTAGTAGCAGGAAAAGTTGTGGCGGAAGTCGTGCCAAATCCTGGCGCTTTTTCTTCCGCATGTGGTAGCGGCATCCCGCTGGGCAGACTATACTTCCAAGTTCCACGAGAGCTTTTGTATAGTGTCTGTTCAAATCTAAAACCTAACAGTTTTGAGGGGCACACTATATAGTGTGCCCCTTTTTTTAGCTATTGGAGCTTTTATGCCTGCTTACAAAGATCCGTCAGCTGTAAAGTTAGATAACGGCGCGTCTATGGCCGATAAGATGCGCACAGGTCCGTATGGTTTACGCGGCGTCGTGGTAGGCCGGGCGACTCCGGGCGGTACGCCTGAAAACTACGACCCGCATGATATGGCCGCGACAACTATAAACGTAGTCGATCAACACGGCAATAAATTAGGCGCGCTATCTGTAGCTAATCTTTCTTCAGATGCGGCGAGAGCAGCACAAGAGCAGGCAAAAAAAGAATTCCCAGGTAACGACATCGGCGCTATTCGTGAGCGCGCGGCCCGTTCTTTTGAGTTATTAGCGTCGTTTTTACAAGACGAGAATGCAGCTACTATGGAAGAGTCGCCCGAACCGCCGCCCAAAGAAGAAGTTAAAGCGGCTGTTTTGCCCGCAGATGAACAAGAAATTGTAGATCAGCTTGTAGCGGAGACGACAGCAGCGCTACCCCTCGAAAAGATAGACAGAAGTTATAGTCCAATGGCTGCTTTTGGCTTAAAAAAAGGCGGTAATCCTATCCCCGTGTCTGGCGGAAATTCTGGTGCTTCTCGTGTAAAAGTTGGGCCGCCTCAAAAACTCGTTTATTTCGAGAAAGAAGGCATCGGAACTGTCCCGGCGTTTTTTCACGATGTTTTGTTGTCTATTTCCCCCGTGGACGACGACGAGTTAGAGCACGCTGGGTTTATGGTTTTAATTTATGACCTGCGTTTTGAACAAAACGCCGCGCGTTGGTTTCCTCCGGCAAATGACCCGTATCAGCGGCCTTGGGCGTTACAAATTAACGACGAACCGCGTTTATACCTTGTACACACGACCGGTTTTCAGTATGTTTATGATGAGAGAGAGTACTGTATTCTACTGGTCGAGAAGTCATTTATTTCGGCGGGCGCGTAGTATGGAAAAACGTGGCGATATTAATCCGGCTTATACTCCGCCGTCCGATGCGCAAGAAAAAAAGAGCGCCGAGTGCGGTAAAGCTTGCGAAAAAATTGCGGCGTTAGATGCAGACTTTAAAAAATCTGCAGCAGTTGCGGCTGAAAATATTCTCAAAGGAGCGTGATCCGTGTCTTTAGCGCCGGCATCTAATTTAGGCTACAACTCTCTTGGAAAGGGTGTGCAAGCCGACGAGCGATTCCCAGATCCGTTTTGTGACATCGCCAGTCTTTCTATGCCTGAAAGTATTCAAACAGCTTTACGCTGGACAGAATACATAATGAATGCAAACGGCCCATATCGACAAGCAATTGATCGCGTGGTTTCGTATTTTATTACCGACATCGAAGTATACGATACCGGTGATAATAAAACAGGACGCGAAGAAAAAGAAAAATTTCGGGTATTTCTCGAAGACACGCTCAGCATAAAAAACGCGCTGCATACTGTCGCCATGGACTACATGACGTACGGCAACTCTTTTACGAGTTTGTTAGTTCCGTTTCGGCGATATTTGTCTTGTAAAAATTGCGGTTTAGAAATGCCGCTCGACAAGGTTTACAACTCGCCACAGTGTGCTTTTAAGTGGCAAAGCTTTGAGTTTCACGCGACGTGCCCAAAATGTCATACGACTGGAGTTTGGTCCCACATTGACCGGCGCAGTACAGATGCGCAAAACATGCGCGTAAAGCGTTGGAGTCCGCACGAGATTGATATCATTTGGGACCCCTATACGGACGCCTGTTCTTACGTTTGGAAAATACCTCAAGACTACCGCGCGCTTATTAAAGCCGGCCACTTGCATCACTTAGAGCGCGCGAGCTGGGAAGTTATTCAAGCGATAAAAAATGAACAGAACTTAATGTTTGACAACGGCGTGATTTATCATTTGCGAGAAGACGCGCTCGCCGGCATGAGGAATCGCGGCTGGGGGATATCTCGAATCCTGACTAACTTTCGTCAAGCTTGGTATACTCAAATTTTGCACCGTTATAACGAAGCCATCGCGCTAGATTACGTTATTCCTTTTCGTGTGATTACCCCCGCGCCGAGAGGCGGTGATTCGCAGTCGGCGGATCCAGTACACACAATCAACCTGTCTAACTTTAGCGCGCGGGTTCAAGCGATGCTGCGAGCGCGCCGAACAGACCCTGCGCGCTGGAATGTGCTTCCGTTTCCTGTGAATTATCAGGCACTTGGCGGTGACGCGTCGCAACTGGCGCCGCGCGACTTATTAGAGCAGTCGTTAGAGACATTATTAAAGTGCATTGGCATGCCGGTTGAGCTATTCAACGGTACTTTGTCATTACAGGCAGCTCCAGCTGCGCTTCGTTTATTTGAGGCTAACTGGAGTCATTTGCCGCATAATCTAAACCGCTTTCTAAATGATCTTGCGGACACGGTTTCCAGCGTTCTTTCTTGGGAGCCTGTAAACGTCAAGCTCACGCGCGTCACGCACGCCGACGACCTGAACCGCCAGATGGCCAAGCTGCAATTGATGCAGGGCCAGATGATTAGCAAGACGACAGGCCTGAAGAGCGTTGGCATTGACTACGAAGAAGAAACAAAGCGCATGCTCGACGAAGAGCGAATTTACGCAGATGAGCAATCTCGTTTGCAAGAAGAGATGGAACAGTCGCAACAAATGGAAGATTTGGCGCAAAGCGGCGATATGATGGCCGGCATGGGGCAACCAGGCGCGAGCGCCACTGGTATGCCGCCGCCGCAACAGGGCGCGCCAGCGCCAGCACAGGCGATGCCGGGCGCTATGCCTGGGCCCGGCCAACCAACAGCGGTTGACCAGTTTATTATGCAGCGGCAAAACTCTCAGAGCATTCCTCGTACGCCGGAAGACTTACAACAGCAGGCGCAGCTTATCGCGCACCAGCTTCTCTCACTACCCGAGTCTGTAAAGGACTCTGAGCTGATAAAACTCAAACGATCAGACCAGACAATGCACGCGCTTGTCACAAGTATTATTGATGATATACGGCAGCAAGCGCGGTCTCAAGGCGGCGCGATGTTGATGGAACAACAATTCGGCCAGCAGGCCAGCCCGCCGATTATGTAAACAATGAGTGTTGGAATTTACACTCGTTACTCGCATTGTGACGAGGCTTATCTGACGTTACGGATTGCATCCTTTTTAAAAGAAAGAGGTTGCGATTTTTCTATTTATTCGTCTGTAGCGCCCGTTTCTTTTAAAACGGGTTATGATTCTTCTGTGACGCATAAAGCGGCCACGCGTTTTACGGACTGGGCCGCGGGCAAAGCAGCAATTGTTTGGACGCATGTACCACCAGCTGAGCAGATTATGTGGGCCCGCAAACAAGGCGCGCAGACTGTTTTAGCGCCTATGTGGCAGGACCTGCAGCAACCGTTCCGCCGCGCTATTCGCCGGGCAGATACGGTTGTCGCGTTATCAAAAGCTAGTCGCGATCTATTTCGAGACGTATACAAGTTTAAAAACGTATTGTTTATTCCTTTTGACGCGGGCACACCAATCGTTAAGAAGAAGAGACAGGTCGATCCTCAAAATATAAAGTTGTTTTTACCTTGGTTTGATCGAAATGCGCGCTGCTCGCAGCTTTCTCTTCTTTTGCAGTTAGAGCGTCTCGTATTGCTCATGCCGCAAGTCGAGCTAATAGTAAGCGTAACTTCTAGTAAGTTTTCGCCCAGTGTCGGTAAGTTTTTTAAACGTTTAAATAACGCGACAAATGGCCGCGTACAGCTTTTGCGCGGCACCGCATTTCGGTCGCGGCCGCTTTTATTTACTGAAGCTGATTTGACCGTGTTTCCCGCCGAGTGCGATAACTACGGTTTTATTGGTTTGACGTCTTTAAATTTAGGTACGCCGGTGGTATCATTTGCGACGCCCCCGCAGAACGAATTTATTTATTCAGATATAAACGGCGTACTAGTAAAAACAGAAATCGATTACGACGAGAATGGCGTACCACATGCAAATCCAGATTACAACAATTTTGCAGCAGTTTTACAGGCGCTCATCGCAGAGCCGGAATTGTTAGACAAATTGAATGTAAGAGCTGCGCATAATCTGGAAGCTCGTCGCCGCTCTTTTGACTTGGGGTGGAATTTGTTTTTCAAATAAACCCCGCGGAGTTAAATATGAAAAAAACAGACGAGCTTTCAATAAAAACAACGGCTGATTTTGCCAAGCTTTGTTATGCCGGCAAAAAGACACGCGTCGGCGAAGACCTATACACGCACTGCCGAGCCGTCGCGACGCAAGCAGAAAAGATGGCCCACAAGTTCTATGGTGATTTGCGCGCAGAGAGATTACCTGAAAACCCAAAAGAGATTATTGCGGCGATTGTGCACTGCGGCCTTCTGCATGAAGCTTTAAACGTAAGCGCCTGTGCCTTTGAGAACATAGCGGAGTCGACTAATGTACAAGTTGCGGCCATCGTAGCGGCGTTGAGTCGTGATTTTCGTTTAATCGAGACTAAAAGAGATATTGAGTTTCGTGGTCGTTTGAGTCAGAGTTCTGTAAGCGCTCAACTTGTGGCAGTCGCTGACATTATCTGCACGGCTTTTTCCGCGCAGCAATTTCTGAAAAAACACGGACGACCGCAAGTAACCGCGGTAAAGAAAATCATTTCGCAATTAGATGGCGATTTGATGGCGGTTCACGCGGCTAATAAATATTATGTTTTGCGCGTCTATGTCCACGCCGCCCGCAACATAATAGGCGATATAGGTAAAGAAATTAAAGAATGCAAGCAAGCGGCAAAACTTCAGAAATTGAACTTGCAGACAACAAAAAAATTGAGAGAATGTCAAAACACTGCGCAGCTAAAAAAAGCCGCGAAATCTAAACCGTCTTCGAAAAGAAAAACAAAGTCTAATAAAACGGAGAAGTAAAATGCTAAATCAAAACTCATTGATTGAAGAAATTCGCGCGGCTTATTTGGCTGAGCATAAACAATCGCCGACACGCGCGAAGGCTATTGAAAGCTTCTGTGAGTTTGCTGAGTCGTGGCTGGCAAAAAGTGGCATTATTGGTTTAGCCCAAAATCCTGACGGCATGTCTATTCGATTCTGCGACGGAAAAGAAAGCGTTTTGTTTACGGCCGTGTCGACAGTTGATCAGTCGCAGTTCTTTTCTTCAGTTGGCGTGACGGGCGCGGCTGGCGGTAGTGTCCGTGGCGCAGGTGCTGTTAAAGACGACTCAATAAGTATTACTGGCTAGAGGGGGTGTCGTGTTTGTTTGTTTTGAAGGTATTGATGGTGCTGGAAAAACTACGCAAGCAAAACTATTGCTGCAACGTTTAATAAAAAACAATGTATCGGCAGAACTAGTTGCAGATCCCGGTACGACTAAAATTGGTCAAGCTATTCGCACGCTATTGCTCGATACGGATGTTCCCATATCCGGTGTTGCGCAGATGCTTCTTTTTTCTGCTGCGCGGGCTGAGCTCTCGACATACATAAATGAAAAAATACACGCCAAGACGGTAATCATATGTGATCGTTGGTTGTTTTCTACGTTAGTCTATCAAGGCGTTTTAAACAGAATTCCTGGCGATTTTATCAAATTAGTTTTTGAGCAATCTGGCTGCCAATTGCCAGACATATGTTTTCTTTTAGATATATCGCCAGACAGCGCGAAAACTAGAATGGGTTTGCCGCAAGATCGCTACGAGCGGCGTTCTTTGTCTTCTCGTAAAAAAATGCGAGACGCCTATCTGCATTTAGCTCGGGCAGACGAGTTTGCAAGCAGTACAAAAGTTTTAAACGCAGAGCAGGCCAGAGAAAAGACGGCTGAAGATGTGTATGAAACTGTTATTCAAAAGTTGCAGGAGTTTGGATTTTTTTCTTAAGAAACGGAGTCTTTTGATATGTCCAGCGTATCGTTAGCGCCATCAACCACTGAGACCTTAAAAGAAGAACGGGATTACGCCGTATTTGTATCGCGCAAAGAGGTGCAAAAAATAGAACGGCAATTACTTGTTAGCCCTTCAGAGCGGGCAGTCAACGCCGCTTTTCGTCGTATCTGTTACGCCGTACTCGAATTGGCAGACAAGTACGTGCCTGATAATAGGCAAGCAATTGAAGAGCGCGTATTATTGGCAAATTGTGTCAATATGCTTCAAAAAATGGGTTTTAAACCGCCTGTCAGTTCTGGTCTTCATGTTGAATCTATAGTAGCTGCAGATACAGTGCGAAATTCTTTTGAATACAGGCAAATTCGTAATAAAATGATAGCTGGTTTGTCTGTTATTGCGGATATGGTTGACCGACCCGCAAGCCCAGGTTCGAAAGAGTTTCAGCGCGGTGTGCGAGAAGGTTATCGGCGCGCTAGAGATACAGCGGTTATGTTTTTAGAAGACGTGGATCAAGGAGAGTACTTGTGACGCCTCAAAATGTAAAAGCCTTTTTATCTGATTTAAACCCGTCTGCGTGTTTATTTGAAAACATGGATGACGCGTTAATCGGTATTGGCACTGCCGGCCCGAATGAGCCTGTTGCTATATACAGCCGCGCTAAGATGTTTGAAAAGCTGTTAGCAGACGGATTTTCTGATGCCGACGCGGAAGACTTCTTTATGAGTACTTTTTTCCATTACTGGTGTGGCGAAAACACACCCGTTATTCTCGATGACTCAGTGGAGCAATAGTGGCCTCGTTAACTGTAAATAACCCGCAAACAATAGAGTTTGTAAACTTATTAGGCGCTGACGCAGAAAACCCGACTCTAAACGTGCAAGCGGGTGAGTGGTCAGCAAATTCAAGTTCTATGTCTGGCATTGTGTTTGACGTTTTTGGAGAACAGGCGCCGTTATTAACGTCTAGTGACGCGCGTAAACTAGCGAAATGGCTTACGCGCGCCGCTGATTCTTTGGAAGGCGTAAAAAATTCTGGTAAAAAGAATAAACCGCGACGGCATTACAACGAGGCGGACGACTTAGACAATTATTAATAAACGGTGATTCATGGCTGACAAACGTATCTCTGAATTACCGTCAAAAGACATACCGGCCGCCGCGGATTTAGTGCCAATCGTAGACACGAGCGGCACGCCGTTTACAACAAAGAAAACAACTGTTGCTGCGTTAGCCGGCGGTGTTGTTGGCGCAACCGGCCCAACTGGTCCTCAGGGTGATCCTGGCGGCCCGACTGGCGTTACAGGTCCAACAGGCCCGCAAGGCTTACAAGGTGACCCAGGCCCAATTGGTCCTCAGGGTGATAGCGGAGCTACTGGAGCGACTGGTCCCCAGGGTCCTGCTGGCGCAGACGGTTC